AGATTCACTGAAGTCAGAAATATGCCATATCTGTTTGATCCATTTAAATACTACTTGTCCGTGGTTCGTTTTACGCTTGAAACAGCCGATTCGTTGCCACTATTTGTGCCACAGATTCAGACAAGTCCTAATACCGATCCAAATTTAACAGTATATGCCGTTACATTATCATATACATACAATAGTATTGTTTATAATTCACAAGTATATGTTGAATATGCGCCATCTCTGTCATCTACTCCGCCAACAATGCCATTTTCACGACAAGATGCAAGCAATAAATATTACTGGATACAAAATTATCAAAAATTTGTAATGATGGTAAATCAAGCATATTCTGATGCACTAATTGCATTATCAGTGCTAGTAGTTGCCGCAGGGGGGGCACTCCCAACGACTCTTCCACCGTTCTTAACATATGATACATCATCATCGCTATTCACTTTAAATGCCTCATCTGTTGTTAATACGTATACAGGAGTTAACCCAATTCAAATTTTCATGAATAGTCCGTTATATCAACTTTTCACTTCATTAGATGCGACGTATTATGGAATAAATATCACATCAGGTAAAAACTATCAATTAAGCGTATATGATACACAAAATAATACCGTTAATGCAAATTTTCAAATGAGACAAAACTATATATCAACACCTACATGGTGCCCCGTAAAAGGTATCACTTTTGAAAGTGGCACTTTGCCGATAAGCAACGATCTGATTGCCAAAACCGTAGTATTTAATGATTCCGCCGCTGTATCACAAGGCAGCGAAAATCAAACTGCCGCCATTTTAACCGATTTTACTGTTGGTTTAGTTACAGGATCAGAATACTTACCCGTTTTACAATATAGCCCAAGTGTCTATAGATTGATTGATTTATATGGTAATACTGCATTGTCGCAAATTGATATGTCTGTATTTTGGGTTGATAAATTTAATACCACTTACCCTTTAACATTATCATCAAATCGTTCTTGCCAATTAAAAATTATGTTTCGTAAAAAAACACTAGGATTATAAAGGTTATAAAAAATATGTTTAAAAATATAATATAATACCATTATATAAAAATATGGATCACAACGAAGTTCACACAGTCTCTGTTTTAGATGATAGACTAATGTTATCAGATAAGATCAATTATGGAGTATTTCAAGGGGCTAAAGATGTTACAGTTGGAACTTTTAATGCAATATCTCAATCAGCATCACAGCATCAATATAATGTATTAGTGCCAAGCCCTAAAACAGTTATAGATCGCAGAGTTCAATGGCAATCAACAGTAGAACTTACTGTTTCTGCAACAACCGTCGTTGCGGCGGGTAATATACCAATACCACTTACATATCGGTCAGCAGATCCAATGACTTTAGTCAATTTCGGTTTCAATGATGCTTTAAGTCCGTTTCCACTTCATAATTTAATGAGCACGATCCAAGCGAAGATCAATAATTCAACAGTAACGCTTAATGCGCAAGATGTACTGCCTCAACTATTGCGGGTCAACAATAAAGGAGATTTAATGGCTTATAATGGGACTACACCAACGTCATACGACACGTTCATGGACTATAACGCAGCGGTGGGGTTCTTGACAAATCCTTTAGGCGGTATAGAGAATTCCACGGACGAGGACATTAACTTCCGGGGATCGTATCCAGTTACCGTGTCAGCCATGGACCCCGTTGTCCCCCCGACACTCGCTCCTGCCGCTAATACGGTATATACGCAAAAGATAACATTTACCGTTTCAGAACCATTATTATTATCGCCTTTTATGTTTGGACAACCCCAAAATAAATCGGGATTTTTCGGGGTCAATAATTTAACACTATCAATGAATGTAGGATCGCTACAGAGAGTTATAAGACACGCTATCCAAGTGAGTAACCCCGCCTCAACTGGATCTGATAGAAATTGGGCATTAAGTGTTAATAGTGTCAAATTTACCAATTCTAGACTAGTTTTTACATTTCTATCACCCCAAGACACGCAACAACTGCCATTAAGATGTGTCACGCCATATTACGAATTGCCTAGGTATTTGCTATCATCATCATCATCAGGATCAGCAGGAGGAAGTATTAACCCCGGAGCCACAACAGAAATAAAAAGCAATTCAATCGTATTACAAAGCATACCCGATAAATTTATCATTTGCGTTCGTAAACCTATTGGTGATCAGACAACTAGTGATACTGATAGTTTTATGCCAATATCAGGTGTAAATATCACTTTTAACAATCGGGCTGGAATTTGCACAGGGATGACTACTCAAAATTTATATACAACATCGCGCGAAAACGGTTATAACGGTTCTTGGTTAGAATTTTCCGGACAGGCCAGAGCCACAATTAATACACAAAATGTGACTGGAATTATTTATACATCTGGTAGCGTACTCGTACTTGAATTGGGCAAAGATATACCTCTTGGTCCAGCAGAATCGGCAGGGTCTCAGGGCAATTACACTGTCCAATTTAACTTAACCGTAACTAACAATTATCCAGTTGCAGTTACACCGGAAATTTGTCTGGTCTGTGTTAATAGTGGTGCTTTCGTGATCCAGGACGGCAGCAGCGTAATAAGACAAAATCTATTAACGCCGGATATGGTATTAAATGCACGACCCGCAGAAGTAACCCAATCAGAAATTAAAAGAATGCTTGGCGGTAATTTCTTTGATACATTGCGTTCAGTTTGGAAAATAGCATCCCCAATTATAAAGGCAGGTACGAACGTGGCGGACAATCTGGCAGGCTCTGGACTTACTGGTGCTGGTTCGTATGGATCAGGGCTTACAGGTGCTGGAGTAAGAAGACTAAAAGACAGACTCAAATAAATAAATATAATAGTTTAGTCTAAAATAATATTGATATTAATATTTTTTAATATCAGTTCAAATAATATATATGTCTGTTTATCAACTAAAAAATGGTGATTTATCAATTAATGTACAGGATTGTGTAGTAAATGGCGAATTGACTGCTTCTAATTTATCATTTCAAAATATAGTGACTCAAAATATCAGTGCTTCTGGTAATGCAACTATGGCGGGCAATTTGACTGCTGGACCATCGGTGCTTACAAATATAACATCTGGTAATATCACTTCTTCTGGTATTTTATCTGCCGCAAGTGAAAATATATCAGGACTTTCAACGGTTGGCAGTCTCAATGTTTTAGGCACCGCTTCAATAGCAAGTAATATGACGGCATTAAATATCAATACGGGTAACATAACCGCAAGCGGGAACGCAAATATTACTGGTTCATTATCAGTCGGAAGTTTAAGCATTCCGAACGTCGTCACTGGCAACATAACAGCAAGCGGGAACGCCACTATTACTGGTTCATTATCAGTCGGCAGTTTAAGCATTCCAAACGTCAATACTGGCAACATAACAGCAAGTGGCAATGCCGCTGTGTCGGGATCGCTTCACGGATCAAGTTTATCTATTTCGGGTCTTTCTGCTTTAAAAAATATAACATCTGAAAATTCAATAACAATTAATGCAGCGCCTCTCGTTTCGCCCGCACTGGGGTCGTCTTCAACACTCATCATGACAGCAAATAACAGCACTCAGCAATATTACCAATGGTACGTAAATAATGGGTCCTATGGGGGTTTGGCAGACAAATGCATGCAGTTATATAGTTATAATTCAATCGTTCCAGTTCGTCAAGTGCTTATGATTCAACCACCTACATTATCAGCGGCCCCTGCTATAACACTAGATGCAGATGTTAACATAATAGGCAATTTAACAGCGCCTAATTTTTTACTAAATGTTAATCCGACTACCATTCTACCAAATATCGTGTACTGGCCCCTTCCTATCAATCAATCTATTTATACTGTCAGAACAACCAATAGTACTCTATGCAATGTAACGTGTCCCAATTCTGCTCTATATAAATTAGGCGCATATAGTATCATTCGTAATGATGCTAGTTCAAATAGTAATCTACGACTACTCGGTGTCGTCGCTGGAACCAATCTAAATCCCGATCCAATTATCGTCCCTGGAGGATCATTGACGGTATTTTTAAAAGATATGGGTCCTGATGGTTTTGAATATTATTAAAATATATAAAATGTTTTTTATAGATATATTATATATATAATGTCTGTTTATCAACTCAAAAATGGTGATTTTTCAATTAATGTACAGGATTGCGTTGTTAATGATTTGTTAAGTGCTACAAGAATAGAAGCACCGATGTTATCGCTTGATGCACCGCCTATAGGAGCGGCGGTATCATCCTCATCGTCTTTAATCATGGACTCAAAAAATCCGGAGGCTCAATATTTTCAAACATATTGCACAAACCAATCTGCGGGAGGACTTACTAATGGCGCTCTTGAAACATGGTCATATAATAATACAACAAATGGCTATCCTGCTGTTCAAGTATTCCCCCAATCGGTCAGTCAAACATTGCCACTCGTGCGTGTTTCTGATCTACAAGTTACATCTAATAGGGTTTTGGGCTTATTAAATAATATTGTTGTTGCGCCGCAAGCACTCCAATTTATAGGCGGCAATTCTGGAACACCTACAACACTTTGTTCTTTTCCAGTGCCAAGCGGGACTTTTTTCATTGTATGCATATCGAGTCTTGCATCAACGACAACTTACACTCCAGTGAGCGCTTTCAATGCAAATATATATCTATCGGGAGAAACAAATTCTGCATATTCTCAAGCAGTTCAATTCCAAGGTCCATTTTTATTTAGTATAGGTGCGGAGGACCCACGAGTGACGCCAGTGCCATTATCAACAAATGGTCAAATATGGACTGTTAAAACGGCAACACCCGTTACAACTTTATTTTTAGTTGCCCAAAATTTAACGCCTAGTAATTTGTGCCAAGCAACGAATTTATCTTTAAATGCGACTTTATTGGCCTACGCATAATTTAAAAAAAAAACTATAAAAAATGTTTTTATAGTTATAGTATATATATAATGTCTCTTTATCAGATGATGAATTCAAATGTTCAAACACGTGTTGCAAATCTAGTGCCTCAACAAACAAGTTTTAATAATGCGCCCGTAACGGGCGTTTTATCTTTGAGTGGCGGCGATGCAACTGGATTGAGTGTAAGTAACGTAGCAGGCCCAGTCAAAATCATACAGCAATCAGGTGCAAATTCAAAAAGGCAGGGGTCTATCCAAGGAACCAATGGCGGAGTATTTCCAATTCTAAATGTGCAACTTACATTAAACAGTATGATTCTATTGTCACCCGCAACAATAGTGGGCGCAAATGGTGGCACGGCAGCTATTACCACTATAGGCGCAAATACATTTACTGTCACATGCGGTGCTGCCGATAGGAGTCTTTATAATTGGATGGTTATTGACACCGCTTAACCATGGAAAAATTCATTTTCAAATAGGTATTTTTTCACAGACTAGAATATCTGGATCAATTTTAAAACTCTTGACCCATTTCAAATATTGATCAAGAGTTTTGTTTTTGTTCTTAAGCCTTAAACAAACATGCCGCCCGCACGTATTAATATATGGTGACCATTGTTGCAAATCTACGTTATTATAAATAACTTTATATGGGCATCTATCCAATAAAAATGACAATTCATGATCATATTGATCTAGTTCTTTTCTCATTTTTAAATTAACATATTTTAACTGATCGTCTATTTTAAGACCGTATGAATCAAATACTTCAACAACGTTATCATATTTTAACATACATATCCAATGACCACTATTTATTTGCGTTTCAACAAGAATAACAACCATATTATTAATAGATAATACTTCATCTATTGTTGTGTAATTATCTAAATCACCATATTTTATTATTCTAGTATTCTGTCCAAGCACTTTTTTTATATCGTCATCACCGAGTGGGGTTTTTAATAATGTTTTTAGATCTTTCATATATAATTACATTATATATTTGTCATCGCTTTTTATGTTTATTTTCATTTTCATTTTCATCATTGCTTAGACCAGCCATCGTATAAGCATCATTGGACGATAGAACACACATAGGGGCAACATTTCTTATATATATCCATCGCGATTTCGTGTTTTTTATTCTTTTAATTTCTGATACATCAAAACCCATATATTTTTTCAGCATGTAAGATATGCCCCCAAAACTGCCAGATGCAGGAAAAATGCATATAAATTGGCTTTCGTTTAGTATTCGTCTTGTATCCTTGCCATTCGTTAATAAATGGTTCGTTATGATGGTTGATATATGATAATGTCGTCCTAATTCTAAAATTTTGTTCATAATTGCATAGACTGCCTCGTGCAATTTTTTATTATCTATCACATCAATATCATCAAATAAAACAACACTATCAGCAAAATCAGTTATTTCTAACGGTCGGTTGACAAGATCAGAATCTATTTTTATCCTATGGACTCCTATATCATCAATCTTTTCATCTTCATCAATAAGGGAAAAAACATATATTTCGTTATCAGGATATAATTTTTTATATTCCTTCAACCAATTCGCACAAAAATAACTTTTTCCAGACCCACTTCTACCAGCAGCATAAACGATGCTTCTTTCCAAAGTTACATCTGGGATTGGAAAAAACATCATGTCACCTTGTAATTCAATATTTTTGAATGTGTCTTTATCCTTTGTGTGACTAACATATAAAACTTCATTTTTCAATTTTTTATCTGTACTACCCCTTACTACAGCAACTGGGGCTCGTGTTTCTCCATCATTCCATGAAAATGACATTTAATATATTATATGTAGTGATATAATATATTTTTATAATAAATGAATTCATATATAAAATTACATATGATAAGTATTTTTTATTCATAGTAAATTTTAGGTAAAGGTTCTAAACCGATTTTAGGTTCTTTATTAAATTTTAGTGCATAACCATTTAATACTTTTGACAAGTAGTCTATTATAGTCTCAATGCTTTCCGTCATTAATTTTCTACCTACTGCAGTATTTTTATATCTAACCATATCGTCGATTCCTTGATTTATATCATCAGCCTTGAACCCTTGCACCTCATAGATAACAGCAAATCGTTCGCGCATAATATCAAGTTCCTCTATTATCGTGCCCCATGGTAGATTATTCGGATATTTTTCTAACATTGCAAGTATTGATTCTAAATCACCTCTTATTTTATTTAACGATCCAAGCGAACTATTGAATAATTCAACTAGATTTTCAACCATTTTTTGATTTTTGTTTGCTCTGGCTATCAGTAAGATTCTTTTATTCATTTTCATGTATTTACCAAATGTATGTAACATTAGAATCTCAGATTTAACAGATTTAACATAATCAGTTTCTAATGCATTAATAGGCCCATTTTTAGACCAGAATTCGTATATATTTGAGAATTCAACGAGTCTCCCTGCGGCGATTGCATTAACATCAATTTTAATAAGCCCTTTATCTTGAATTGCATTAGAAAGTCGTTCTATGCGGCCTGCGCTTAGTGTTTTAAATCCTTTTATAAAATCCAATGGATCCCATCGTATAGTCTTTAATTTTCTCAGATATTCTGATAATTCATAGAAGCATTCTAAAGACAATCTAGGTTTTAATAAATCAATCCCTTCATTAAATTGTGCTTTTGTTATTAGATTTCTTGAAAGAACTCTGATTAAGAAATTTTTTATTTCCTGTGGTTTATAATTGCTAATTTTCTTACCATGGATAGTTGGCACATCTTTATAATCTAAATCATTATCTATTCCTGCTTTAATATCCATAATATAAACTTCCTTGGCCTTCATTAATCGTCTTACTACTACTTGCATACGTTTGGTTACCTCTTTTACTGCTGTTTGCATGTCTGCATTTTCATATATCTTTTGAAACATATCGTAATCAGAAGAATTGACCATTGATCTTAGTGAAGAACTGCCTCGGATTAAATCACTGTCAAATTTATTGTCAAATGCTAGTAATTTAACAGTATTCTGAACACCAAGACTAAAGTCGTCTGCTTTCCTTGGGTGTTCTTTTAATTTCTTGACGAGTAAACCGCTCCCTTCTAATGCCTTCAGTTTATAAATGCTTTTTAATGAATTAAAGATGACTGACAGTCTTTCTGTATCATCAGATCCCTCAATCTTTATATTATTCTTTTTTAAATATGCTTTTAATGCCTTATATACATTCGCAGCGAGCGGTTTATCTACTCCTGCTTTTCTTATTCTCGCTGAAAAGGAGCCATCCTCGTCTATAATGGTTCTCATGAGATCAGTCAGTCTGGCATTTTCTATCTCTAGTCTTTTTTTTCTTGCTTCCAGTTTGAGAGTTTCTTTCGCTAGTGTTTTTCTAAGTGTTCTCTCTTCGGCAGTTTCTTTTTTAGGTGCTTTATCGCCTGCCCCTGCCCCTGCCCCTGCGTCTCCTTCGTCTTTTCCTTCTGGAGCACCTCCAAAGGTTGGATCAATTATTCTAATTTTTCTTAATATTTCGTCTCGTTCAGCCACTAACACATTTATTTGTTCCTGTTGTATTGTTCTTTCTTCTTCGTTTTCTTCCTTCCCTATTTTATCATCAGCCCTCACAAGTTCATCAAATATTCTTTGGTATTCGTTTACTAATGATGCTTTTTCTCCTTCTTCTGCTACTGCTCCTTCTTCTGCCTCTTCTGCCTCTCCTGCCTTTTGGGCTAGGAAATCTTCTCTTTTGCGTATTTTCTCTGCGTTAGTATCTCGCCGTGCATATAACATTTGTAATTTTTCTTTTAATTCGGCTTTTAATTGTATTTCTTTCTCTTCAGTTGCATGAAAGTGCGTTTTTTCTTCAGTTTTTTCTATATCATAATCCATTATTCTCGCTATTTTTTCTAATTTTCTTAGAATCGGGTCATCCGCAAATTCGCCTTCTTCTTCTCCTTCTTCTGCCTCTTCTGCCCTTTGGACTATTGCTTCATCTGCTACTTCTTGATCTTCTATGTCAGAGTCTTCATCTAAACCCTCAATATTGATTTTTATTCTGGATGCATGTCCATACATATCGGCAACCTTTAATGCATCACTATTTGTTAACATTGGAAACATTTCTGCAACCTC